CAATAAAATAGAATGGTCCTCCTGACCGGGTCCCTATAGGGGGAATGAAAGCCTCTCATGGAGTTTCATAGTTATTGTCTTAATTAAACCTAAGTGGGATAAACATTCCTATATATGTAACCATTAAGGTTTAGAAGTTTTTCAGGGCTTCGAATTCCTTGGAGAGATCTTCAAACTCTTTCTCGGAGGGGCTCTGAGCTCCGTCGCTCTGGAGACCGTCGGGAACAACCCGCTTGCCATCGATCTCAAGGCGCAGCCTTGGGCGAGGAGCCGGAGTGCCTCCCAACCCAGCCATGGCCCGCTCGAGCTCGGCAATCTTCTGCTCGAGAACAGAAGTCTTGGCGAGCTCGAACTGGCCAAGGAGGGCGGCGGCCGCATCATTTTCTGCCTCCTTTAACGTGCGTCTCACGGCTGTGGCTTTCTTTCCCTTGAAGCCCAGGGTGACTTGCCATGTTGTATTCTCGAGAGGCCCCAGCCCCTGAATCTTCTGCAACAGTGGTGATTCCGAAGTCACGGTCTGTTGCAGAATGTGGTAGTACGCGTTTGGGCCAACTTGGGCCATACTGCTGGATGATATTAAGAAAGCGAGTATTGCTAAGGACAGCATCAATAAGAAAGTCCAAATTCTCACTTCCAAAATAGTTGACCTGCCTCTTTTCCGCCAGTCGCCGTTTGGTACCTACATACATTGACTTGGCAACCGCAGCGCGCTCACCACGCATGCGGTGTTGTGGTGGCAAAGTGGAGAAGAAGATGGAAGGGTCATAACGTCTAGAGGCCACCGGGGTGGTGATGGAGGCAGCCCCCTCGAGAGCGTCAGGGTTCATGATCTCAAGCACAGAGGTATTGATGTCGGTGAGTACGACACGTGCTGGGGGTACACCCACGGAGATCCAGACATCACCATCAGTGTTCACTTTGAAGCCTGTCTGTTGGAAGTAGCAGGGAATGAGTTCCGTGATCCCAGTGTCGCCGTTAGGGTTATTTTCGGTCTCGTCCGAGGCCTCAGTGGACCGAACCAAGAGTTGTTTGGGCGAGTCATACAGGAGCTTGCCGCTAGCTGCGTCCTCCAGATCTGCTATTTCTGCCTTTATGAAGAATAGGCCGTCATCATGACTAATGGCGGTGCCAGCACTGACATTGACACGCTGGGAGTATGATGCGAGAGCAGCTGGGATGATCGGGTGTGAGAACTCCAGCTCGTAATCACAAGTGTGTGTGAGCTTGATCACGTTGCCACTACTGACAACGCCCCTAGTGGCAATGACAGCAGTGCCGTAACTTGTGAGGGCAGCGGGGTGGGCAATGTTGGTGAATCTGGTGCCCGCGGCCACGGGATTGTCAAAAGGCCACTTGACGGTGAAAGGCATGCGGCCGGTCGAGTGGACATGTCCGGGTTGGGCCACACCCAGTTTTATAGCTTCTGTGGGGTCTGCCGGGACGCTAGCAAGTGGATCCATCAAAGTGAAACAAATGATGGAGCCCTCCTGCATGGCCATAGAGCCAACGGCGACGAGCATGCTGGTGGCCTGGCGTAGGCGCCAACACTGGTAGTATTGGAAGGCAGCCTCAGCTAACTGATGCAGTTTCGCCACATTCACCCTGTCGAACTTCTGGGAATAGAGAACTGAGGCGTCAGCTCCGGCTGCAATTTGCTCAGAAGAGACTTGAAACACAACTCGGTGGACGGCCGGATCGTCCCGCGGGGTGTGGGAGACCAATTCATTGTAAGCAACCGGGGCTCCACGGTCATCGGCGATCACAGTGCCAACAGGTGGTCTGCCAGAGTCGGCTGGTGCAATAGTATCGGCCATGATTTGTGTTGTTGTCTCGCCTCTTTTACATACAATAACGGCTTGACATGCACGGTCCTCATCTTTTTCATGAGCCGGCGCTTGGAACGGCAAGTGCGCCTGGCCTTGCCCCTAAGGAGGTAGAGCGCTTGGGGGGGAGAGTCGGGGTAAGCGGAAGCCAACACTGACTTGTAAATATCAGTGGCCACAAAGAGCAGCTCATCGTCT